GGCTTCGGCGTAGCAACCTCCGCATCTCCAGTAGTTTCCTCAGGAGTTTCCTCAGGAGTTTCCTCAGGAGTTTCCTCAGGAGTTTCCTCAGGAGTTTCATCATCCTCAGGAGTTTCATCATCCTCAGGAGTTTCATCATCCTCAGGGATTACAGGCTCCTCAGGATCCAAGTCTATCCCAGCGCCATTGCCGCGAGCCTTTAGGAGCTCCTTAACCATTGCTGTTTCAAGAGAACCCGCTTTTTTAAGTTTGGCCTCAAGTTGTGCCGTACCCGCATTTTTAAGTTTTGCAGTAGTAACCTCTGTAAGGTTTAAATCCTCCATGAGTTCGTTCTCAATTCGGAGTACAAAAGTCTCTCTGTCTTCGCCCTCGATCGCGTTGTATTCAGTACCAGTAGTAGCTGCAACGATTTGCATTTGAGTTGCGGAAATTATTAGTTTTGCTTTCATCTTAATTTTTGTTTGTTTTATAATTTGATAATGCTAAGTAGCACTATTAAAATGACAACTAAAAGTAAATCTTACTTTTTTTCCAGATTTTTTTTCATCATTGGATTTTGCAACTCATACCGGGTCATTTTCATAACCTCACTATCGGAGCCTATTTTTGCCTGAAACATCTTGGCGGCTTCATTGTACCAGTTGGCTTTCTTCAATTCCTGTTGCAAAGCCTGGTCTTCTTTTTTACCAAGGCGTTGGCGATATTTGAATTCATTCATCTCACAGAATATCATCATGGCTTTGGTCCCCCAAATTCGCTCCATCGCTACGATCCCTGGGATGCGCTCCGAATTGTAATGCGAACCGTTTCCTTTTTCGTCGTATTGTTCTTGTTTAGTCATAGTCTACAAATTTAATAAATATTTTTGATATAATCTAAGAAAGTTTTATATGCTTAACAAATACATTAGCCCGGATCAGTAGATCAATTCCATCTCGGTTCTTATAAGGTTCAGCGTAAAAGACCTGAGAAATTCCGGCTTGCACAATTAGCCGGGCACAACCTGGACAAGGTGGAACTGTGATATACATCGAGGCTCCATTTGAGCTATTGCCTAATCGGCACAATTTCATCAGAGCATTCTCCTCGGCATGCAATACCTCGGGCAGGGTTTTATCGTTGAGTACACCCTCACAAGCATTACCAAATCCACTTGGCGTGCCATTGAAGCCGTCAGAGATTATCGTCCTATTCTGGACGATAAGGCAACCGACTTTCTTTTTCTCCGCATAGGAGTTCTCTGCTATCATCTGAGCCATTCTCAGATACATCTTATTGAATTGCTCAGTCCTCATTTTTATTTGCTTTTAGTTTGTCAATCATTTTATCACAGTAGGCAAGCATCTCGTCAACCGTGTATTGGCTACGGGTACCCGTAAAATAAGGAGCACCCAGGTGACCTATACAGTTTCCAGTTTCTTCGATCTCCACTTTGCGAGCTTCCCACAATTTGATGTATTTAATATTGTTTTTCATATTTTTCTATTCTAGCTTTAATAGCCTGCATTAGGCCTTCTTGTTTTTGATCTTTTGAGTCTAGACTTTTCAAAACGTCTTCGTCTAGAGTCCCCGCAGTCACGAGGTGGTGGAAGATAACCGATTCTGCTTCTTGTCCCTGTCTGAGCAATCTGGCATTTAATTGCTGGTAAAGCTCCAGGCTCCAGGTCTGTCCGAACCAGACGACAATATTGCCTCCTGCTTGTAAATTTAGACCATGGCCACCAGAAGCTGGGTGCATCATCATCACTTGGATTTCGCCACGATTCCAAGCGGCGTAGTGTGCATCAGTTTTGAATTGTACGGGTTTGTATTTCTTCAGGGCTTCGAGCATTCTCGATTCGTCATGCTTATAAGTCCAGGCTATCAATACTGGTTTGCCATTGGCATTCTCAATGATTTCCTCAATGGCTTCGAGCTTAACCCGGTGAACTTCGTGCACATCTCGGTTCTCATCATAGACGGCACCATTTGCAAATTGGAGCAATTTATTAGATAAGGCTGCAGCATTCACCGCAGAGATTTCACCCTCGTCGTCGGCTGTATCTAATAGGCTTAATATTTGGCTCTTTTCGAAGTCCTGGTACTGCTTTTTAATATCTGCCGGTAATTCTAACACCACCTTATTTATGATCTTCTCAGGCATGTCTAAATAGTCCTCAGCTTTCATGCTCAGGCAAATATCATCGATTTGCTCATGGATAGCCTCGTCACTACCTTTGCGGAGGTTGTAATTGTACACAATAGCACCATTTCTTTTGCCCTCGTTGAAATACTCTTGCCTGTAATTAGTCAAGGTTCTACCTAACCGCTCGCCTCGGTCAAGGAGGTATAATTGAGACCATAAGTCAATCAATCCATTTGGTGCGGGTGTACCGGTCAGGAGCACAACCCGGTTGAGTGAGGGTTGGACTTTTCTCAGGGCTTTGAATCGTTGAGAGTTGGGAGACTTGAAACTACTTGACTCGTCAATCACCAACATATCAAATGGTAATTTAGAGCCACCGTAAAGACCGCAAAGCCATGCGATATTATCCCGGCTTATCAAGTAGATGTCAGCCTTTACCGCGAGGGCTCCAAGGCGTTTACTTGGTGAGCCAATTACTTTTGAGATCTTGAGATGTTTCAAGTGGTCCCACTTTTCGATTTCATTCGACCATACCGTCTCGGCTACTCTCTTCGGCGCGATTACCAGAGTTTTGCTAATATCGAGTTCTTTGTAGGTCAAGTTATTTATGGCCGTCAGAGTTGAGACCGTTTTGCCTAGTCCCATGTCTAAGAACAATCCGCAAAATGGGTTGTCCGCGATATGGGTAACCGCAGCGCCTTGGTAATTATGTAAATTAGTTTCGTTCATTTAATTTTATTATCGGTTCTACATCTATGAGTCGGTCCAGGATATGGACATTAAAACCCAGCAGTCGCAGCTTCCGGTGAATGAATAATTGTATTTTGGAGGGTTTCTTTTTCGTAGTTTTCACTTCAACAAAGAAGACTATCCCACCTGGTAATAAGCACAACCTATCAGGTAATCCTGTCACGTGTGTGCTGAGCATTTTAAGAGTCCAGCCGCCTCGGTCTTCAACCTTCTTGGCTAGCCTCTTTTCAATTGCTTTCTCGGAGTCCATTATTTGGTTTTACTCTTAAAATAATCATCCCATTTTCTCTCATGTTGTAGTTTGATTTTAGCAGTATCTTTTAAAGTCATTTTTAAACCCAAATCGAGTACTCTAGTAAGAGTCGCTCTTATTAATTCAGAGGTTTCGTAGGTCACGTCTAAGCCTACTGCTCCCAAAGCTAAATGCACGGCATTTCCTTCGTCTGTTCGATCTTTATATTCTATTATTCTCATTATGGTAAATCTTCAAAAGAGTCCTCAATATATTTCATAAGCCGCTTTGTTTCTTCTGAACAAACACCAGCTTTAAAAGTCATTTTACCCTCGCCATATATCCAGATTAGATAATCATCTGGAACATTTGCGAGCTTCTCACCCTTATGCTTTCCGAAAGTCATAATGGATTCATCAGTCAAGTTTTCTAGCATAATATTTTTGTTTTCCGTATAGTTTAAAATTCCTGGTTGAATTGACGCCTTGCCAATCCCTGAGGCTTTTCAAAATATCGTTCACCTCCCTGGTATTGTATCGATTCATGTCCTTTTTGTCTTTGCCTAAACATTCGCACCAGATCTCAGCCACACAAACATAATCCCGGTCCAGGGTACCTGCTGGTGAAAGTGGATCCTCGATGAATAGTTTACGTTCAAATTGGTCAAGGTCATTCCAGTCAGTCGGCAAAGGAGTATCCAAATAGGCTTGGATTATTCCAGTTCGTTCGTCATGTTCACTATGATTCTGCTGCTCTTTCGTGGCTATCTTTTCAGCCTCTGGGCTCAAGAATAATTTCTCGTGATTTCTAAACATCTCCACGGCTTCGGCCCAGATCTGATCTACTGACTCCTCAAGTTCCGTATTGAATATGCTTTTAGTAGATCTGTGAGGTGTAACATCAACGGGCATAAATCTTCTGTTTCCAGTTGGATCCCTTAGAAAATCCTTATTGTTGGTAGATCCAAAGAAAATGCATTGCCTTTTATAGGTTTCAACAGTACGACCATACGCTGGTCTATACATATCTTCCTGCTTAGATATGAAATGCTTCACTGCTTCCACATCCGCTTTCCTTAGGCCTGATAGTTCAGCCATTTCGATCAGCCAGGCGCCTTGGATTTGTTCCAGTGCTTCCTTACCATGCACGGTCATGAAAGTGTCTGAAAACCACCCTAAACCCAGTTTTTTAAAGAATGTACTTTTACCAGTTCCTTGATCACTCACAAGAGTCAACACAAGGTCAAATTTGGTGCCTGGGTGATACACACGGGCAACGGCAGCAACCAGTGGCTTTCTTATCGCCTCGTAAGAATAAACGTTGTCATCGGCTCCGAAATAGTCCACAAGGAGTTTGTCCACTCTTGGTTTGCCATCCCATTTCAAAGCACCTAAATAGTCAACGATTGGGTGGAAGGAATTCTTTTCAAACTCTAGGTTCAGAGCATCCTCTATTTTGAGTGTGCTCGCGATACCGTAGACGCTTTCAATGTAATTTCTTAGACCTGAATAGTCTACATTTTTCAAAGGTTCTGGCTCCAATATTGATCGCCATGGTAGGCTTCCAAATACGTAGAATTTACCATCGAAAAGATTTTGCTTGAATTTATTTTTTAGGTAGGCATCGTGCATAAATACCAGACTGATATTCCCAGCAGTAGACATGTATTTGCCTTTGCCATCTAATTCCAATTCGGTCACCCATTCCTTATCTTGCTCGCCCAGGACTTCTGGAGCGTCAACACCTTGCTCGGTAACAAAGTCATATTTCGCTTTGTCAAAGGTCTCGGTCGCAATCGTCTTTTTGACGTTGTTATCAAGCCTAGAATAATCCTCCATGGCCGCAAAGCTTTTTGGCTTGGCTCCTTCTTTTCGATTATCAACATCCAGATGTCCAAATAAATGGATTCGCACCAGGTCAAAAGCATTACACAATTTGCCGCCACATGGGTCAGTACCATGGTGTGAGTAGGCAAACTTATCATCATATAAAGTTAAACCCGCCGAAGCTGTTCCTTTTACATACGTATATCGCTCGTCTGCCGCTGGGATATAGATGTCTGGTAGAAAAGCACTGATTGCCTCAGATATCGTGTAGGACCTACAAAAAGCACCCACGATACCTCTTTTTATTTCCGGGTCTTCTTGCTTCTGAGAGGCCAATTTAACCTCTTGCAATTTCCGATCTGCGGTAGGCCAAGCACTGGTATCAGTCCAGTCGACGTAACTACTTAGGACGGCGTCGGCATCCAACCACTCACCATCTTGCAGCTCACTATAATACGATACATCAGAGGAAGACGATGGCCAAAACATAAGCCTATTTGTCTCGAAAGTTGTGTTGTCAAATAGTTCAATATTTAAGGTCCCGGCAACACTCCTAGAAATAGCAACGTATTCGTCGGGCGTCATTTCACGGCTTACAGGAATCACCAACCTATACCGAGGACTCGCCTCGGTGTGTTTGTGAGTAGCATGTAATACCGCAGCATTATCGAATTGCATTTTGAAATCATCCCAGAAATCATTGTGTGCAAAATCAATGTCAAGAGTCAACACTTGTCTGTGCATGACGTTCTCGGGTTTTCTTCGACCACTGCGGAGGTATCCCCCAACGTAGCCACCGATATCCTTAATTTTGGACTGCTCCTGTTTTGAAGCGGCTAAATATTCTTTAATGGTCTCAGGCGTTTTGTGCTCTTTTTGCAACTTGGCTGCAAAGTCAGACCATTCCATTTTTTGATTCTTCCAGTTTTTAGAAGTGGCACCTAGGCCCGTCGCGATGTCAAGCGTTCCGTTATATTTCATTTAATCTTTTTTGTAGTATGGTGTTTCGTAACCGTCTGCGGCAAGAGGTAAACCCTCAGCCCAGGGGACATTCTCCCCCATTTTATCACACATTTCTGTGAGCTTTTCGAGAGCACCTTCCTTAGGCGTCTCGGCAACAACTTCATCATGGACATGCATGACTATATCAAATCCATCTCCGTCCAGGGCCAGCATAGAATAAGCCAACAAATCCCGGGCAATCGCTTGCACAATGTTCTCAACAAATTTCCCTCCGTAAGCGTCAATATTTACCCATTGCCTTGTGACCTGGTCCATACCTTTGAATTGCAGAGCCTCTTGGTTGAATTTATTTATTGTGAAAGAGGGATTGCAATAAAACAATTTTCTACCAGATGGCAACTGTATCGTGAGAACTTTTCCGTTGGACTCGAAAATTAATCCTTTAAAAGAAGATACTATCGGTTTTCTAGTTCTAACGGCACGCTTAGCACAGTCGTCCATTGCCTGCCATAACTTTGCGATTTGTGGATTCGCTAGACGCCATTTACGGACAATCTCTTTCATCTCTGGTTCAGATAATCCCATGCGTTCGCCACCCATTTTCATAAGGGCTCCGACGGCTCCCTGGTAACCCAGGGCGAGCTCTGCAACTTTTCCTTTTTGTCTCATCGCTGATCCTTTGGTGACCTCCTCAATTGGAACACCAAACATCATAGAAGCGGAGGCCTCGTAGATTTTACCATGTGTTCTGAATACGTCAAGCCTCCAAGATTCATCCGCCAACCAGGCTATGACCCTCGCCTCAATAGCACTGAAATCTGCAACGATAAAAGTGTTGCCTGTATCGGCAATAAATGCGGTCCGGATAAGTTGGGACAGTGTGCTTGATACCTCTTCAAAAGACAACTTGAATTCCTCAAGGTTATCCTCTTCTAAACAAAATCGAGCGTACTCTAAGTCGTTCAAATGGTTCTGCGGTAAATTCTGCAACTGGATTAGACGCCCAGCCCAACGGCCGGTTCTACTTGCTCCGTAAAACTGGAACAATCCGTGCGCCCGCTCATTGTCGCATTGACAATTCAGCATGGCAGCATATTTTTTAATAGATGTTTTTGAAGCTTTTTGACGGAGTTTTAAGACGTCCCCAACAATGCCTTCTCCAGCTTCTTCAATCAAGTCAGGCATAACGTCTTTGGCCAGCGATTTTATTTCTTTTTGCATGGCCCGCGAAAGCCACTGTTTGACCTGGGCAGCACTGTTGGGTTTGTCTAATCCTGTAAGTTTTTGTATCTCGGCCAGTATCTCCGCTGAATTTCCGTCATTCAATTGGAGGGCTTTTCTGGCTAGGTTGTGGTCAATCCTAATACCTCTATTATTTATCTTTTGATCCAGTAGATACAAAGCTCTTTCTGAATCTGGTATGGTATACCCGGCTAATCTTTTTTCGATTTCTCTCTCCGCCTCAACATCACCTATGCAATAGAGCTTGAATTCGTCCCATTTTAAAGGTTCATGCTCCGGTAGATTTCTATGCCTGAAATCATTCTTTTTGGAGGGTTTACAAGGTATGCAAAAATATCGGATAAGGGCTTTGCCCTCAGCCATTTTTTCTTTACCAATCTCAGAGAATCTAAGGACTTTAGATACTTGCTCCAGGCTTGATGGTAGACCACAATATGTTGATTTTATAGCGGTACAAAACCACTGATCTTCAATGACCGGTAAACCAGCCGCTCTAAATCCTTGCTTCTCAAAAGCGGCATTGTGCGCCCACTTTTTAATTGTTGGGTCTTCTAGGGCCTCTAAAAAACGGTCGGGGTAAAGGTCACCTCCAGCGATGTCTAGGATTTGTACTGGCTCATCGTCAAAAGCGTAAGCCACCATTAGAATCTCAAAGTCGATCGATTCTACGTATTTGTAAGCTCCAGAGGATTTAAGATCAACAGAGCTATACGTTTCAATGTCAATATGTAGGTTCATTTTATTTTTGTTTGATGTTTGAAAGATAATAAGAAGGGTTCAGAATCGCGATCTGAACCCCAATATAAACCTACATCAAATCTTCACCGAAATCAGATTCAGCAGATGCTCCTCCGCCTCCTAGATTTGGTCCATCTTCTAATTTCTGAAGATTATTCAAGCCACAAGCGATTCCTTTATTACCTGAGGTATTGAAAGCGTAGAAATTAACTGACGCCCTACCAAAACAACCTGAGTACAAAGATTCTCTCTCCAATATCGGGTTGAGGTCTTCGTCAACCATACCTGGTTTGTTTCCGCTACTCGCATTGACAAACATACATCCAGCATAGTTTTCATCGTCTGGTCTTTCTTCATCCCCATCTCTCATAGGGTACTTGAAATTGTGTGGTAATTTACCACCGGTTAAAGCTAGCTTATTCTTACCTGCTTCAATTGCCGCAGCAACAGCATCCTCAACCTTTTTGATTGTTGCTTTGTCACTCTTTGGAATGATAAGCGAGGCACTGTATTTCTTTGGTGAACCCTCATCTATTGAAGATGGTTCGAATACATGCAAATAAGAAAAACGCACTTTTCCGGTTACTACTTTTGTACTACTCATATTTATTAATTATTAAATTTCTAATAGATTTATTTTATAAAATTAGGTATTCCTGGCGAGAATTAAAAA